TCCCTGCAAAACGTTTTAATGATGCATTACAGGCAATCAAAAATGGTGCATACCATGAGGATGATTTGCGTAAAACATTTGATTTAACGGTGCCACAGGAAAATACATTGGTTGATTTTTTACAATCACAGATTGATCATTCCAATGAAATTAATAAATCTTTAAAACAATAAAACATGAGTAGTTTATTTCAAATATCAAATGATATGCAATTGATCGTAAATGAATTGATTGCAAATGGCGGTGAATTAACTGATGAATTGCAGGATCAATTGCAAATCACGGAATCACAAATGAAACAAAAGGCATCAGGATATGCACAGGTGATCCGTGCAATGAAATATGATAATGATGTTGTTGATGCTGAAATAAAACGTTTACAGGCCATTAAAAAGGTGCGTAAAAACACAACGGAACGTTTGGAAAACGCATTATCAGATGCAATGCAACAGTTTGAATTGGATGTTATTGATACACCAACAACAAAAATATCATTCAGATCATCACAATCTGTTGAAATAACAGATGAAAATGCAATTGATAAACAGTTTAAAACCCAAATTATCACAACAAAAATTGATAAAATGGAAATCAAAAGGGCCATAAAAGGCGGTGCCACAGTTGATGGTGCGGAATTAATTACAAATAAAAATTTACAAATCAAATAAAAACAGAAAAAATGGAATTTAAATTAAATGGTACAGTTGAATTGGTAAGAGAGGAAAAACAAATATCTGATTCATTCAGGAAACGTGATGTGATCGTAAACACTGGCGGTGATTATCCGCAATCAATACAGATCCAGTTTGTTAATGATATGGTTGATGAATCAGGAATGTTGGTGCAGGGTATGGAAATTGAAATTGATTTTAATTTACGTGGCCGTGCATGGGAAAACCCAAAAACAGGTGATACAATGTATTTCAACACATTACAGGGATGGAAAATTGCAACAGTTGGTGGCATGCCGTTACCAACACCAAAGGCACCACAGGTAAAAGATTTACCAAAACAAAATGTTGAATCTGATGGTGATTTACCATTTTAAAATATTATTATGGCAACAAATAAAAAAACAACACCGATTAAATCAGAACAATTAAAATATTTGGTTGAGGATGTACGCACAATATGCAATCATTACATCACGGAAAACAATTTATCTGTACATGCATTTGCAAAACAATGTGCAGTGCATCCAAACCAAATGTACATGTTCCTGAATAATGAACGTGGTTTGAATTTAACAACAGTGCAGAAAATTGGTGATCTGATCAACCAATAATTGCATTTTAAATATCACAATTACCCTGTATTTAAAAAAAAATATGGGGTAAAAGTGTTTTTTTTATGTTTTGATGGTCGTATATAAATTAAATTTATATATATTTGTACTGTTGCAACGAGGCAACGACATTATTAAAAAACATAAAACATTGAAAATGAGCAATTTAACACAAAAAACAGTAAAAAGACAAACACGCAAAGTTGGTGTTGCAGGTGGATTCATCAACCAAATGATGGGAAATAATGAAACATTGCCAGTTGTTGGTGAGGGTGCAACAATCCTGATGTATTCAGATCGTGAGGCACACGAAGTTATTGAGGTTTCAGATAATGGAATGCAATGTGTGATCCGCAAAATGGATGCAAAAAATATTGGTACATCATACGGTGATGAACGTTACACATATAAATCAAACACTGAAAATTACACAACAACATTGGAATGGAGTAACAAAAAACAATGTTGGGGATCTGTTGGGTATTCTGTTGAAATCATCAAAGCATTAAACAACAAATATTACAAAAAATACGGTTGGGGATCAACGGAAATTTTATTAAAGGATTGCGGAATTGAATCATACCAACATTTGTATGAGGATCCAAATGCAGATAATTATTACAACCAAATGATGATCATTGATGGTGTAACAAAAAAATACAAAAATTTTAGTAAGGTATCAATTATTTTTGGTACCATGCAACAATACCGTGATCCATCATTTTAATCAACAAAACACTGGGCATGGTAATACATGCCCATTTTTTTTAATATAAACGCACAAATTATGGAAAATAATCATCACACAGGCCCAAACATTATTGATCTGCATGATCAGGTAATGGTATTAAAAACAAACCAAATTGGTTTGGTTATTGATTCTGAAATAATAACAGTTGTTTATGTGCAATCCAGTGGAATGCAAAAAACAAAAGTTACTGAACACACCGTGAAATTTACTGATCAATCTGTTGATACATTTTTATCACACGAATTGGAACACAATGATGATGATATTGAATGTGATTGTGATGAATGTGATGGTGATGGGTGCGTTGATGTTATGGATTGCCATGATCAATCAAATGAGTGTTGTGGCGGTTGCTTTAAATCTGTTGAATGTGATGAATGCAATGGTACAGGCAAAATTGAAAAACAAATTGATGAAATTATTGAATTATGAATGATATTAATAAACTGGATCAGGCCCATTATTACAACAATCAAATACCAAAAACGTTTGATGAAATGTGTACATACCTGTTATCAAAACAAAATTGCAGTATTCAAGGCGGATTTTTTACAATAACTGATATGCATAATTTTTGCAACAGGGCAAATGAATCTGTTAATCTAATTGAATACAATGAACGGATCAACAATGTGATGTGCCGAACACAAAAGGGATCAATGCAGAGGGCATTTGATGCCTATTTAAAAGGCCATATTGATAATGTGGGTGTGATATACAAAAAACCATTTTCACCGCATTAAACGTGTTTTAAATAAAAAATATTGTAAATTTGAATTGTTATGTTTTATGTGAATGGGGTGCAGATGGTTAAAACACCATGTAAATGCATCCCATTTTCTAATTTATTATATTTGTAAAATGAACAGGCAACAAAAACGAAGTTTAACACGCAAAGCAATTAAAGAAATGAAAAAAGCAAAACCAACAAAGGTAAAAAAAATTGATGATGCATTTGATAAAAAAATTGAGGCAATCAAAAACAAAAGAAATGAAACAGTAAAAAAATTACCCATTTATAAAAAAATATTGGGTATTGCATTTTTACCAGTAATGTTTTTATTGTTCAGTATTGATCGTTTTATACATTTATTTTTACCGCATGCAACACACGCATCATTTAAACTGTATTTAATTGAGCCATCCAGTTTAAAATTAACATTTATACGCATTGCAATGGTTGCAGGTATAATATTATTGTTTAACCTGATATTTTAAAAGGCATGGCAATAAAACCCAAACCAAAAGTAAAAGCAAAACCCACAAAAAAAAGGGCCAAACCTGTTGTTAAAAAAACAACAAAATCCAACACTATAAAAAAGGGTGCAATGATTGAGGCATTAATTGCATCATTGGGCATCATTTCAACCGCATGCAGTGCAGTTGGTATAAACAGATCAACACATTACGAGTGGATCAAAACTGATGATCATTATGCGGAACAGGTAAATGATATTGCCGAACACGCACATGATATGGTTGAATCACAATTGCATGATCAAATCAGGGATGGCAACACAACCGCAACAATATTTTACATGAAATGCAAAATGCGATCACGTGGATATGTTGAACGGCAGGATGTTAATTTACAAACCAACAGGCCTGATTTTTCTGATTTAACAACGGATGAAATACGTGAACACCTGAAAAATGGGAAAAAATAAAACAGATTTAATAAATTTGTATTTGTATTATGAGTTGTGCAAACGTGATTTTTGGCAATTTTGCAAATTTTATGATCCTAAATTTTTTAAGGAACGTGAATTTTTGCATCAGGTGGCGGATGCAATGCAGGATATTACAGATGATAAAATTAAATCATTATCTGTTTCATTACCGCCACGTGCAGGAAAATCATACATCACATCAATTTACTGTGCATGGGTGTTGGGCAATCATCCAACAGAATCAGTGATGCGTAACACATGCACGGCAACACTGTACACAAAATTTTCATATGATGTACGTGATATTGTGAAATCAGAAAAATTCACAACAATATTTCCTGATGTATGTTTATCATCTGATAAGGCAAATTTGCAGGGATGGAACACCAACAGTTCAAAACAGGTTGGTTATTTCGGTGCAGGTGTTGGCGGAACAATCATTGGATTTGGTGCATCAATGGTTGCCATTACGGATGATCTATACAGGGGTATTGATGATGCCATGAATGATAATATGAATGCACGTGTGATCCAGTGGAAACAGGCAACACATGATTCACGGTTTGAAACAGGATGTAAACGTATTGATATTGGTACACGTTGGGTTGTTAATGATGTAATTGGTTATCAAATGGCACAGGGTGCATATGATAAATCCATTATGGTACAGGCATTGGATGAAAATGATCAATCATTTTGCAGTGCGGTTATGAGTACAGATGAATACATTGATAAAAGAAAAAAAACCGCAAAGGAAATTTGGTTGGCAGAATACCAACAACAACCAATGGATTTAAAAGGAATGTTATTTGGTGAAATAAACATTGTTGATCCTGATGAATTGGATGAAATAAAGGATAAAATTGAGGGTTGCATTGGATATGTTGATGTATCAGATACAGGAAATGATTACACTGCATGTGCCATTGGTGCCATTGTGGGTGATCAGGTTTACATTGTTGATTATGTATTTGACAGATCAAACACGGATGTTACAATACCAATGGTTGCATCCCTGTTGGATAAATGGAATGCCAATTATTGCCGTGTTGAATCAAACAGTATGGGTGCAATGTTTGCACGTGAATTACAACGTAATACCAACACACGAATATTACAGGTGGCCAACACACAAAATAAAATTACACGGATCATCATGCAATCCGCATTTGTGTTAAATAAATTCAATTTTGTACGTTATGATGTGCCACAATCAATCAGATTTATTGATAATATTTTATCATTTAGTAAAGAGGGTAAAAACAAAAATGATGATGCACCTGATTGCATAGCAGGTTTATCAATGTTTATCCAATCATTGTTCAAACATTTACGTTAAAGGCCCTAAATTGTTATATTTGTAACACATAAGGTTTTAAAAAACCATCAGTTTATTAAGAGTGATCATGATGTTTTTTATGCAGGTTGGAAAATACCTGCATTTTTTTTTATTATTTTTACGTTATGATAAATGAAAAATGGCATCCTGTACACTGGGTAATACTCGCAATGGGCCTGTGTATGATCCTGTTAATGATTCAATTTAATTACATTATTGATCAGTGTAAACCAGTTGATAAAAACAACGTGAATGATACGTTGTACATTGAACAATCACATGAATTTGGTTTAAATAAATGATTTACGTGTTACAACGTGTTAATATTCAAAAGGAAATTAACATATAAACATTGAATAATAACAAGTGTTTAACATGTGTTGAACACAATTTAACATGATTCAACAAAGGAAATGAAAGGAAAGTAAATGAAAGGAAAACAAATAAATAAATTGATTCAGGGATTTAAACGTTTTCATCATTACATGATGTACATTGAACAGGAACGCATTAAATCAATGATACATTCAGGTTGGGGTAAATTTTAATAACAGTATTTAAATGCCCAACAACGCACGTTTTTCATCATCAGATAATTCAACACCTGATTCAATTATTTTCAACACTGCATTTGCACGTTTATCCATTGCATCAGATTGTAAAACCTGATCCTTTTGCAGTACGGCAACATGTGAAAAATCTGCACACAATTTCAATCCCTGATCTGTAAGGCCCAATTGATGTGAAAGTGTTGCATATAATTGATCCGTTTCAGGAATAATTGTATCCTGATAAGTCATACGCATACCTTCAAAAACATTGGTAAACGTTGCACCTTTTGTTGATGCAAACAGGTATTGTGATAAACCATACGCATCAATGATGGCCATTTTATCTGCATCCAGTTCCTCAAATAACATCAGTTGTTTTGTTGGATAACTCATTGGAGTCCAATCAACATTTGATTCCGTAATTACAATTTGATCTGCATTACGTTTTATCCAATCCTTTTGTATTTGCCGTTTTTCTTTTGGATCCATTGGTAATGATCCGCCCAAATCAGATTGATTTGATGATAAAATACCAATTGCAGATAAATTCTCTAATAAAACATTACGTTTTTTGTACTGTGCAATGATGTTTGATAATGGATACCGCAGGGTTTCAATCCTGTTGCGTGGATTTACCAAATGAATACCATCAGGTGTATTGATGTAAACCATATCATCAATTTCAATTGTTTCATATTTTTTACCATCATAATAAAACTGATAATTTTCAATCATTCCGCCTGTTTCCATCTGATCCAAATAACGGCCTGAAAGTTTTAATTTAACTTTTGATGATGGCAATGGCACAATTAAATTACGTATATCAAATGAACGTTTTGGGCAATATGCAAATGCATTTGCAAACAATCCATCATTAACTGAAAGTGAATAAATAACATCAGACCATGATTGTGTTGGGTTTGGTTTGGCAATTAAATCCTGTACCCATTGATGATCAGTAACAATTTCACCATCTGCATTTTTCAAAACTGGCAATCCTGATGCCATCATTGATGCACGTTTATCAATTACTGTGCGTAATTCAGGCACCTGTAAATACAGTTCAAATGGTTTGTTGGTATCTACCCAAACCGCATCCTTTGTACCATAATAACTTTGTTGGTTATTGTTCAGGTATTGCATAAATTTATCACTGTTTTGGTTAGACCATCCAAATATTGAAGTCCAAAAATCGTTTGCCATGATGTTTTTTTTTAATATATTTGAACAAATTTAACTAATTTTGTTATATAAATTTGCATAATTATGGAAAAACCATTTTCAACGTACAACATCAAACAGGCAACATCACAGATAAAAGATATTGATTTATCTGCACGTGAGGTGGCAATTTATTTATCTGTATTTGATACAATTGATTCAGATAATGATTTAATACGCAAAGGTGCATTTAAAAAATCCCTGAATGATAGGGGTGTAAATTCAGGATCCAACAGGCAAATTGCATTTTTAAGGCATCACGATTGGGAACATCAAATTGGTACATTTACATCATTACAAGAAGATGAAAAAGGATTGTTTGCAGTTGGTAAACTGGGTACATCATCAAAAGGTGATGATGCATTGCGTGATTATCAGGATGGAATTATTACGGAACACAGTATTGGATTTCAATACATTGCAGATAAAACAAATTTTATTGAGGTTGAAAAAAAGGATGCGGATGATCCTGATGAATCAACAGGATATTTTGAAATAAAGGAATTAAAATTGTGGGAAGGATCCGCAGTAACATTTGGTGCAAACCAATATGCAAACACAATTGATGTGTTTAAAACAGTACAGGAAAAACAAACAATACAAAAATCATTATGTGATCAAATGAACATCATTGTGAAAGCAATTACCAGTGGTAAGGGTACAGATGAACGTTTATATGATTTGGAAATGAAATTAAAATATTTAAATGCACGTTTAATTGATGTTGCAAACACCGATCCGTTCAACAAAGAACAATTGGCCGTTAAACAAACTGTTAAACAAACGTTTAATTGGAGTGGGTTTGATGATTATTTTCAAGTGAAAACAAATTAAAAAATCGAAAATAAATAAATTATTAATATTTAAAAATTAAAAAAAATGGAAAATACACCATTAACACCTGAACAGGTGATTGAAAAATTTGAGGCAAAAATTGCTGAAAAAACAAACGGTTTTGCATCATCAAATGATGTTGAAACATTAAAATCTGAATTATCAAATGAATTGGATGCATTAAAATCTGCAAACAAATCAGATGAATTACAGAAAAAATTTGCAGATCTTGAAAGTACAATTGATGCATTAAAAGAGGGTAACAAAACAAATGCAACAACGGCAAAAAAATCCATTAAGGATATGATTGTTGAAAAATCAGATGCATTAAAAAAACTGATCAAACAAAAATCAGGTGTTGTTTCTTTAACATTAAAGGCACAAATTGATCCAATTAATTTGGGTACATTACGTGGTGATGTTTATGGGCAATTAATCAATGAAACATTTGATATACCATACAGATCAGAAACGAGAATTACGGATTTGTTCAGAAAAACAAACGTTGAAACAGAGTACATCAAGTACAGAGAGCAAAAAACAGTAACAAGGGATGCAGGTGTGGTTGTAAATTGTGCAACAAATAACACTGATACAACAGTTGTATGGCAAACCAAAACTGTACAGATTGCAAAAGTTCGTGATTATGTTGATGTTTGTATTGATATGATGGATGATTACAGTTTTGTAACATCAGAAATTGAAAATCTTGTATCATCATCAATCAGATTAAAGGCAGACAGTGCGGTTTTAAACGGAACAACAGATATTGTTTCAATTGATTCAATCAGTTCGGTATTTGATCCTGCAAATGTATTGGCACCTTTTACTGGTGCATTTACATCTGCAACGTTGGCAGAATTAACAGGTGCAATGAAAGCACAGATATACACGTTTGGGCAGGAAATGGCATATGATGCAGATACAATCATTATGAATTACAATGATTGGGTTAAATTCATGCACCAAAAAAATGCAAACGGTGATTACCTTTTACCAAACTTTGTGGCATCAGGTGATTCAGTGTTGAACGGAATGCGTGTGATTACATCACCATTGGTTTCACCAAATTCATTGTATGTTTTGGATTCAAGAAAGGGCCAAATTTTAGACAGACAAGGGGTGACAGTTGATTTCAGTTATGAAAACAATGATAATTTTGAACACGAAATTGTTACTGTTAAAGCATTACAGAGAATACAGTTTTTTGTACCACAGGTACATCAGGATGCATTTATGAAAGTAACTGATATTGCAACGGCATTAACTGCAATCACAAAATAAATATTTGTTTAACAGATTAAAACAATCATTATGAAATTAAAAATATTAAAAGATTGGGGAACGTTAAAAAAGGATCAAATTATTGATTCAAGCGGAAACACATCACAATATTTGTTATCAAATGGCATTGCCAGTATGGCACCAAATGATGATTGCATTGGTGATTGTGATGATCATGCAGAAAACGAATGCGAGGGGTGCAAATCTAAAAAGAAAAAACGCAGTGCAGGGCATAAGGGTGCGGTAATAATTGAGGAATCAGTTGATCCAAAACCAAAAAAAACTGCACCTGTTGTTAAAAAAAAGGTGGCACCATCAAAAGTGAAAGCAAAAATATCAATTAAAAAAACTGCATCACCTAAAAAATGATGCAGTTATAAAACCATAAAATTACAATGGCAAACGTTTTAAATATCACATACGCAGATTTTGGCAAGGGTAAATGGGAATTGGCAACAGGCATTTATGAACAACAAAAAATCAACGGTTACATTGATCTGTACACAAACAGATTATTGGCGGAATTGTTGGGTGTTGATTTGTATAATTTGTTTGTGGCGGATTTAGATCCATTAACTTTTGTACCACAGGATCCTGTGTATTTGGCAATTTATAATGCATTTATGCATGAAAGTGGCACATGTAATATTATTATCAGTGATGGTATGATTGATATGATCAAAGGATTCATTTATTTTGAATACTTAAAAGATCAGATAAATCAGGTTTGGGTATCAGGAAATGTTGCACCTGTTGGTGAGAATAGCAAAAATATTTCAACACTATCACAACAGATTTATACACGGTATAATCAGGGAGTGTTTACGTATCATGCAATTCAAAGATACATTTGTGATAATTCAAGTGATTACCCAAAATATAATGGGCATAGTAAAGTAACAACGTATTGGATATGATTGATGCAACCATTGAAATACAGGAAATCATTGATCAAATCAATTGCAAAATTGATGGTGAATACAATGCAATGAATGGCAAAACATATTTTTGCCATACAAAATGGGCCAGAGTTGGTAAAACAATTACTGATTCAAATGGTATTGTGTTTTTAATTAATGATGTACAGGTTGATGAATGGATAATTGCAACACAATTAATTCAAACAGATCCTGTGATTAATTTGGATGGTGTTTGCACGTTGCAAAAACCGTTTTTTATTACAGGTACAAAGTTGGCAACAAACCGTGAATGGACAATTGCAACAAATAATTTAGAGGAAAAATTGCCGTTGATTTGGTTACTGGAAATAATCAGTGAAACAGGATACGGCAGGGAATCCGCCATTGCACGTGATATTGTTACAAATCTGTTTTTTTTAGATGAAACGGATCCATCACAATATTACACGGCAGATCACCGTAAACAAGTGGTTACACCAATGGGTAATTTGATGCATGAGTTTATTAAAACGGTTGAACGTTTAAGGATGTACAAAACTGTTGATGAATTTACATACAAAACATTCTCACGTTTTGGTGTTGAAACGGATCAGGGTGCAGTTGAAAACATATTGGATGCCAATTTATCAGGTGTTTCATTAAATATTACGTTGAGTAAATACCGTGCAAATTGTAAATGTTAAGAGAATTTAAAATAAAATAATAATTAATTAAAAAAATAAACATATGAAATCATGTGATTGTAATGCAGGTTTAAGTAACACAGGGGTACCATCCTGTGTACCTGTTCAGGGAATAACAAGTTCCTTAATTTTAGTGCCTTTAACGGCAAATGATGGTACAAAAAACGGTATTGATTTAAGTGCATCAATACCAACATGGAGTGATTACGTAAATGAGGCGGATGCATCAAAACGTTGGTTTCCATTACCTAAATTTGAAAACGTAGAATTACCAAAAGCGGATTCTTTATTTGAGGAGGCAAACAGTGGCCGTAAAGCATATTTACGACAGGGTGTAAGATCTTTTGCAGGTGAATTATGGCAGGATGATTCAACACCAACATTTTTGGGTAAATTAATGGCATCACGTTGTGTGCAGTTTGGAATTTACATTGTTGATGTTGAGGGTGATTTAATTGGATCAGAGGTAAACGGTTTTTTATATCCAATACCAGTGGACAACGACAGTTGGGATCCAAAATTCATGTTTGCAACAGATGCAACAGTTCAAAAAATCATGTTAGGATTTGATTTTTACAGGTTGTTTGATGAATCAACAATGAAAATGATCACGGCAGAGGAATCAGGAATTGATTTTAACAGTTTAGAGGGTTTATTGGATGTTGAATTAACTGTTGCAAGTGCAACAACAACGGCAATTACTGTTTCTGCAAATTTAGATTACGGAACGGCATACAATCCAATCCTTTACAAAGGTGCAACGTTGCCTGCTGATTGGAAATTGGATAATTTGGATGCAGGTACAGTTGTTACAATTGATGCAGTTACAGAGCCAACAGATGGCAATTATGTTATTGATTATACCAGTGCAGGATTGGCATCAGGTGTAAACCTTAAATTATCAGTTGCAAAAACTGGTTTTGATGGATTTGTTAATACAGTAACGGCATAAAATTATGGGAAAAACAGAATATATCACGGTTGGAAAATCAACATTTAGGGTTGAGGTTTTAAAAGATTTAACACAAAAAGATGCATTAAAACAATTTCATTATTTGAATAGTGAAACAGTAAAACAGGCATACAAATTGTGCAATCCTAAAAAAGTAAACAGAAAATCAGTGAAAAAATCTGTTTAACTATTGATTTTTGATATTAAAAGGGGATGTATTTGTTTACATCCCTTTTTTTTGTTATATAAAAACGTTTAAATTTTCGTAAATTTGAAATATGATTGGAAATACATTGATCGAACAACAATTAAATAAGGCATTAACATTGGATGATGCATTGGCATGGTATGAGGCAAACACAACACAAATTAAAAATTTGGTGTTAAATCTTATCAGGCAGGATCAGTTGTTTGAACGTGGTGTGAATAAATTTGATGAAGTTATTGGATTGTATTCACCACTTACGCAACAGATAAATCCAATGAAACGTGCAGGAACACCGTACACATTAAAGGATACAGGTGCGTTTTATCAATCAATGTTTATTACAGTGCTAAAAGATAGCATTTTAATCAATGCAGATGCATCAGTAATGCAGGATCAATCATGGTGGAACAATAATATTTTGGGATTAGATGAACAGAATTTGGAAATATATGCGGAACAAATCAGGCAACAGTACATTAAATACGCACGTAAAATATTGGGAATCAATTGATGAAATGCCCATGTTTCACTGGCAAAAATGCAGTGATGGATTTTTAAAGTATGTTAATGTTGATCTGATTGATGATGAAACAGGCAACCAAATACAATATGATAAATTGTATGATCAGTATTTGGCA